GGTTTAAAGTATTAAATACAGCCGTTCCGGGGTTTTGTGCCTGAGCCAGATATACAGAGAAAGCTCGCACCACTTCGGACATGTACCGCTGATCGTATGCCTGCGGTGCAATCGGGAAGTATGGGACTGGCGCTTCTCTTGTTGCCATTACCTGCGTCCGTCCTGTCTAACATCCATGCGAGGAGAACCAAGACGCCAAGTCATACCTGTTTCATTAGAGTCTACACGCAAAGCCATTGACCGTCCGCGCAATCTTACGAAGGCCTGATTGGTAAACTGCTCTACAGGAACAGTAGCCGTCTTTGTTACTATGCTATCATCTTCCTGTAGGTAATTACCGCCGGGAAAGTTCCTTGCCTTCATCGTAAACGTAACAGACGGAGAACTCACAGTTGAGTCCCGAAACGTAACGTCTGGAATGATTCGGCTTACAAACGAGAAGTTGTTGCCGTCCCCAATATCAAACTGACTAGACTCAATATAAGCAGAAATTGCAGTTGCAGGGTTTTGACTTCCATCATCAAAGCCATTTTCATGCGTATAGAGGTATCCGTCCAACCCTGCCGCGATAGGGTTTTGTTCAACACCACGGTCAATCCAAGCGCCACGAGCTAAGGTGCCGTAATACCAGATGTTCTGTTGGTAGTTATAAACAACATAACGGTCTACATTAGCACTATTAGCAGAGGGGTAATACCACCATACTTCAGAGAATGACGTATTAGATGCGGCGAATACTTTTTCAGATTGGTTTTGATTAAAGTCAGAAAAGACGTAATCGCGTACCGTGCAGGGTAACTTTTGAACCGCGCCACCATAAGTATAGAACTCGTTATTACCCATCCAAAAGACGTTATCTTCAATTGCTATCGCAGAGTTGGGACTTGCTATTGTCACGTTCTCTGAGATCATGTTGATCCCAAATGTAAACGGTGGTCCTAAGTACTGCATTACATGAAGAGATGCGTCCGTGAACACTAATATTTGCTGACGGGTCTCAAGTGCCGTAACAATTCTTGACCCAGAGCCGATAAGCAAGTCTCCCGCAGTATTGGTTGTTGACGGAGTCCAGTCAGCGGCGTTTTCCTGATCGGAGAACCTTATCAACAATGGGTCTTGTACTGAACTACCGAGGGGGTTTGCACCAAAAGCAATAACGTGCCTGTCAACATCAGAGACAATAACCTTAGCAGCAACTGTTGGAGTGTTGCTGGCCCCGGCAAGAGAACTTAATGGAACGGCTCTTGAAGTTAACCCAACACTCGCGTCCCAATAGTAAACACCGCCATTGTACACGTTTATAATTAGGTCTTCTCCAAAGTTATCGTGTGACCATAGACGCAATGTATCTGTTAAAGTATCAATAACCGCCGCAGAGTTCCAAGCACCACGCGACCAAGTTCCAGCACCCCAGCCATTGCCAAACACAGAAGTATCGAGGCCCGTGTTGATCTGATACGCGCCTACGACAGAGGAGCCACCGTTCCCCGAATCAGAGCTGTTTGCCGTAACGGCAACGGGAGTATACTCACCGTCAACAGTAATATCGGCAACGCTGTTTACTTCTCTGGCTGTTATTGTGTAGCTGTTGCTATCCACAATAGAGTTGATTTTATACTCTTGGTTTAAAACATCCGCCGTGACTAACCCACCCAAAGAGACCGCACCGCTAAAGGTAACAAAATCTCCCACCACCGCACCGTGATTTGTGTCGGTCACAGTAATTGTAGACGAGCCATCCGATGCGGCAAAAGTTACATCCCCTGCCGAGGTCGTTTCTCTGATAGGAGTAATGTCGTAATAGCCCTGACCCTCTTCGATGTAGTACTTATCGTTAGTTCCAAGACCTATATAATTATTTAGAGCAATCGTTCTCCACGAATGCAATGCCCGACACGAACCAAGAAAAGACTTAATACCCAGCTTTGTCCATCCACCAATCTTCTCGGGATAACCCATGCGAAACCGCACTTTGTCCATGTCGTACCAACCACCTTCGTTGCTATACGAAGTGGATTCTCTGTTGATACCGGGCTGGAACTGAAGTTTGGTCAACGGCATTTGCGCTATCCTTACGGTTTAGTGGGCCAGTCAGCCTCTTCCAAGTGGGGCCAGTTAGCGTGGCTTGTGATGTCACGCAGTGCTTGACGATACGCTGTTTGTTCAGCGGTCATAGTTAAGTCAGATGATGCCCACCAGTCTGTTTCAGCGATTTGTCCATTACGAATGTTACGGTTAATATTAGAAATATTATTGTTATATTCTTCAATTTCATCACTAGATTTAGCAGCGGTACTCCAACTTAAAACCCATGTACCATCAGATAAAACTGGCACACTAGCCAATGCTATGTTTTCAGTTTTTTCATTATATTCTGGTTCATTTTCAGTAGTAACAGGATAAACGCCCCAAGAAGCTAGAAGCTCATCAGTAGGCCGCTTTGGAAATGAAGTATTTGGATTGTCACGACGCAGATTGCCGACCGTGTAGGGGAATTGATCTACCGCATCGTTTGTTATTTTAACGTACATTTTCTGATCCTTATATTGATTTAGTCGTATATGATAAACTCAGTGTTGGTGCTAGGACGTATTGTCCAACTTCTCCTGAACCATAAGTTTGCCCTGAGGCTCCGGCAGTTATACTCCCACCAGATGGGGTTGTAACAGTTGGTGTACTCATATTTGTAAGTTGAAAGTCAACATTATTAGTTGACCCAGTTTGACCTTGTTGGGAAAAATCTTTGGGTATTTTTGCCATTAAAGATTGGTTGTAAGCACCACCGTTAAATTTACCGTAACCACCTAAGTATATACTGTCGCCGTGTACCTCAGCAACGCCGCCGGGGCTAAAAAGATTATTTCCAAGGAGCCGCAGATAACAACCGCCTTGATAGTTTCCGCTTGTATCGACGGCATATACATATAAAACATATCCGCTTAATGGCGAGGCTAAATTAACATTGCCAGAGAAGAATATATAGCCTGTGTCAGAGTCATAAACTGCCGACTGTGATTGATGCGCACTGCCAAATTCACTGAACGCATATTGTTTAGATTGTACGAATGTTATACCTGTGTCACCGCTGGGAGCGAATTTTGAATAGCCTACTCCTTGCGCTCCATATTCAACTGGAGAATAGCAATTATCGCTGCTATCAACTCCCAACCGACATTGACCATTATAAACTATACTTCCATTTGTGAAATTTTCGTAAAATTGGCTCGGGCCGGGGGAGGTGCCACTACCACCAGAACTTACACGTCCAATAAATCTTTTGTTGCCATAGCCACCTCTACCTTCAACCCAAATTCTGTCTCCATAAGGGTATGTAGTTCTGCCTTGTTGTGCGATATAGCCCGGCTTTGCACCCATTTTATACAACTTGGTGCTTAACCCAGCAAACGCAGTGGGTGGCATAGTAGTTCTATTAACTACTTCGTTATATACACCATTATAATTTATACTATTGAGTTGTCTTTGCAAAGACGTACTCATTTTGCCGTACTGGTCAACAACACCCTGCCAAGCAACTACTATATTCGGACTACCACCTGAGCCTGTCGAAATACCACTTTTACTGTAGAGATATTGCCTTGTAGCTGGATTAACTACATGCATTGATGAGTACTTCGCCGTTGCGCTAGTTTGGATACTCCCATATAGGTAAATGTACCCGTCATTTCCCTTTTGAGCAGAAATCCCATTACTAGTATGCCCACTATATCCAGTGCTAACATCTTGAGCGTTATCTAAATCTCCATCTGGTGACCACGCCAAAAATCCATTAACACCACTTGCCCCTGCATTATATAAATTTTGATAGGCGTATCCATTGTCGTCTACTGCAAAAGTTCCAAGTTGATTTAGATATTCATAGTTTGTTTGAGTTAAATGAGAAACCCACCCTGCTCCACCACCCGCAGCACTAAACATCATCTTCTTCCAACTAACCATCTTAAATTACCCCATCGCCTGACCAGCCGCAAAGCCGTAATACGTTATGCCGCCATCATAAGTTACAAATGCAAATACATCCACCTCGCCACTTCCCGTTGAAAGTGTAGGTGCATTTGAATTCTCCCAATCAACAGAGCTAGGCCATGTAATTGTACGCGCCGTGCTGTCCTGCGTGACCTTTAGCGTAAACGCAGATGCGCGGCCAGATGCACCTGAATTGCTAAACGTATATGTCACGTCTTCGGTTAAGGTGTGCGTAAAGTTTGTGCCGGTATGAAGATCAAGCGTTGCAGCATTGCTAGATGATGTAATCGCAGTGCTTTCCTCAACTATACCATTGTCAAAAGTGACAACGCCGTTTGCATCCGCAGTGACGACCTTACTGGCCTCTGATGTGCCAAGCGTTGTGATGTCGTTGTAGTTCAACTCGGCAGTGGTGGCCGTAACGCCGTCGAGGATGTTCAACTCGGCTGTGGTCGAAGTCACGCCATCAAGGATGTTTAACTCGGCGGTGGTAGAAGTAATCCCGTCGAGGACATTGATTTCCGCTGCCGTAGCGGTAAGGCCCAAGTTGGTCAGTGCAGTAGCGGCACTTGCCAAATCGGAGAGATTGTTTGCAATTGTAAGGAAACCAGACAAATCAGCAGTAAGGCTGCTAACAGCAGCACCTGATCCGGCACCATCGCAGTAAATAATGTCTGTTGCTCCGTCAACAACGGTCACATTAGACCCAGACCCTTGCGAGATAATAACACTTTGTCCAGAGTTGTTAACAATAAAGTACTGCTTGCTCTGGTCGTTCGGAGTAACCGTAACCGTGTTCGTTCCGCTTGGAGAACCACCAAACACCAGCACCTTGTATTGGCCCTCGGACAACGCACCGTCAGACGTAGACAATGTATGCGTGGTTCCAGAAAGTGCAATTGAACCTACACCGCTCGTCAGACGATCAACGATCTGCAGGTTTGTATTGGTCGTGTCACCCCATGTACCCGACTGTTCGCCGTCAGCGATAAGTTCTATGCCTGTGTTGACTGCGTATGTACTAGCCATGTTTTTTTCCTATGCCGCTATCTCTGTCCATGTAGTACCCGGATCAGGGACGATCTTGCCCCAAACTAGCACAGCTTGCACTTCTCCGCTACCCTCAACTCCTGTTGGGAAGACTCTGGCAGTACCCGTGACCGAGGCAATTGAGCCAACCGCAGAAGTAGCTGACACACCTGTGACAGGTACGTCGATGCCTTGGCCCTCGTTAACTGTGACCGAACCAACCGCAGAAGTAGCTTCGAGACCTGTCGTTGGGACAATCGCACCAGCCTCAGCTTCCGCCGTGCCAACCGCCCCGGTACCCTCAACACCTGTTACAGATATATTTGCACCGGCTGAAATTGTAACCGCTTCTACAGAACCACTATTTACAAAGTCTGTGGAACCATTGGTGCCGTCAAAATGTAATAGAACGGGACTGTTCGTACTGCTAGTGTACGCACTTGTTTCTGGAGTGAAGTCCGAGCCACCATACTGGTCAACGGTGGATACACGAAGCTCGTCAATATAACCTTCCCAGTTATTAGAACCGTTAAAGTCAGAGCCAATGTGTATGTCTGCTGCGGTAGCCGTTACGCCAAAGAGGGTGCTGTCTTGTTCTACTCCGTTTACAAAAACAGAATAAGTGTTTCCAAATGGATCACCTCTTGTGACCGCGACGTGAACCCAAGTATCAACAGAGAACACGGCATTGATGTTGAATAAAGTAGTGTTGCCACGAAGAACCAGTAAGTTATCCGAAGACTGACGAAGAGCTATTGCATTATTGGATGTTGAATCCCTGCTGTCAAAGAAAATGCCGTCCTGAGTTCCACTTGTCGGACGCACCCACATGTCAACAGTGAACGGATCGCCACCAAAATTATACGTCCCATCGGACACAACCGAATCGCCAGTGCCATCAAGCAACAGACTTGACCCACCAAACTTGGATTGCGCTGTAGATATTTGCGCATCGCCAACACCAGAAAAAACAATTTCTGGCCCAAGAAGAGCATTTGCTGAAACACCCGTTGGGAAAACAATCGCATTCGCTTCAACAGAGGCCTGACCCGCAGCGCCTGTAGCCGCAACCCCCGTTGGAGATACAACGGCTGTACCAGTAACGCTGTCAATGGACCCTACAGAAGCTGTGGCGTCAACACCAGTTGGGAAAACTCTGTTGACGTTCCGTGCAGTTACCGCACCAACCTGAGCCGCAGCAGAAACCCCAGTAATCGAAACACTGACATCGACAACACCGTTGTCAGAGAAAGCTGATTGGGAAAAAGGGGTAAAGCCAAACATTAATTGTTAGTCCCTATGCTGCAGCCGCCGAAGAAAGAATGCCGTACCAGTTAGACCCGCCATCACGAGTCCAGAACACATAGATATTGGTTTCGCCAGAACCGGGTGCATCAGGCGCAGAACCACCCGCCCAGTCTACTGAGCTAGGCCATGTGACTGTGGAGCCGTTGCCTGTTAGCTGTAGGATGAAGCCCATTGACCAGCCGCTATCCGCACCGCTGAATGTAAATGTGGTGTTACCCGACATTGTAAGGCTGAACGCACCAGCATTGTCTACATTACACGTTGGTGATGTGCCAGATAGTGCGTCATAGTCTTCTGCATTAGAGCCATCAGTATAAAGGTTGCCGTTGATGGATACGCCGTTGCTCAGTGTGTCTAGCTTGGAGGAGCCGTTGTAATATAGATTTATTGCGCCATTTAGCGACGCTTGGATCATCCATTCGTTGTTCACATCGTCGTAAATACCCGCATTATTGCTGTTGTCGTGCATAAACACAACACGACCACCGATGCTGTAGCCTTCCCAGCTATTATGCGCCCCGCCATCAATCTCAATAGAGCCATAGTTGCCAGAGACAGGACGGAAGTAGCCGTTGTTATTGTCTCCTAGACGTACACCTGCGTTGTCTATAATTACCCTATCAGTACCGCCTGACGCTAAATAAACAGTGTCTGTGGTGAAGTACAAGTATGTATTTGTATCACCCTCGTGGTAAACGGCTGTTGCAAGAGAGATGTTATCTACAGCGTTAAGGTCGCCGTTGATGTTCAAACCCGCAAACGATGGGCTGTTTGTTGTGTTTAAACTCTGGTTTGCGGTGTATGTTGTGTAGCCAGCACCGTTAGTAAGCTGGTTGTTATTGGTGATGTAATTAGCATTAGTTGCACCAGTGTAGCCCAAATTCGCTAAGGTAAGGGTATGAGAACCAAGGCCCGTAACGTGTCCATATGTGTCAAGCGTCACATCTTGGATAACCGTAGCACCACTGTTGTCTACGCTGCTTTGAGAAGAAGTATCAGCGTGGTTGACGGTGGGCGAAGCACTCTCGCTTCCCGATCCTGTGACAGTAATTGCCGCACCCGCCGTAATACCTGCAACATAGTTTCCAGTAGTATCCGTGCCTAAAGCAACAGAGTTCGCATTGATCGTAGCCGTGAGTGTGGCGTTGCCCAAGTTCGTAAGCGTAGCAGAACCAGACAGGTCGCCGCCCAAGGTAATCGTGGGATCGGACGTTGCTGTGGTAGTTATGCTGACATTGCCAGAGCCGTCAAAGCTAGTTGAGCCAGTAACCGCACCTGTCAGCGCAATGTTTCGAGCCGTTTGTAATGCAGAAGCAGTATCCGCATTACCCGTCACGTTGCCAGTAACAGCCCCTGTCAAATCAGCGGCGACAGTATTGAATGTCACATCGGCACTTGTGCCTACATCCTGACCAATCGCAATGTCGTTCGCATTGACAGTAACACCAGTGCCAGCACCCGCAGCAAAGGTCACGCCCGTAAGCGTGAGACCGTCACCCGCAGAGTAAATCTGTGCGGAGGAGAACTGAGCAAAGGTGATGTTTGTTGTGCCAAAGGTAATTGTACCCTCGGTGTTCATCACATAAGTTTCACCAGCGCCCGCTGCACCTTCCTGCACAAAGAACGCATCGCCCTGACCAAGGGAGTCAGGATCAGACGGACCGTAGCTGTCGGCGTCTGTCGCACGGGTAAGTACCCAGTTCGTGCTGGCAGAACCTGTGTTGGTGACGGTATAAATGCCGTTTTGGGTCTGATCCGTTTGTTCATACACAAGAACACGGTCGGCACTGTTGAGGGTAACCCCATCAATAACCAAAGCAGCTTGAGTGCCAGAGTTTGTAAGAGTAGCGCCAACCCCAGCCGTTCCGTTGTTGTAAGTCGCAGTAAGGTTGCCCTCACGCTCAACTCGGACAGGGTCGTGATAATGGATACCTGCCGCAGCAATAGAGTCCACATACTGTTTCGTTGCAGATTGAAGTGCCGAGGTCGGGTCTTGGTTCAGGAAAAGATCACCAGAAGCATCGAAGTACGCTGCTTTGTCCGCAGGCTGAGTGATGAAAACGTCAGCACCCGCTCCAGACAAGTTAATTGCAGACCCGCTGTTGGAGCTGTCAAGAACAGTGGTCCGAGCCAGTGTCGTTCCAGACGTGGTATATGTACCAAGACCTACTTCCCACGCACCAGTGCTTGATTCAGCAATTGCGTAGTAGGTTGTGTCGCCGTTGGAGAGCGCGGCAGAGAAAGCCTGAAAGCCTGTTACCGCGCCAGCTAGCGTTAATGTTCCGGTGCCAGAAGTCGTACTCGACTCTTTGACTCGGTCTTTGACAACAAGGGCCATGCCGCGCTCTCCTTAAACTGTTTAGGCGATACGGATAATCGCGTTAGACGCATCCGCAGTTGGGAAGACAATCTGAAAGTCGCCTGATGTTGAGGTCTTATCAGCGCCAAAGTCTAGAACCACAACAGAGTTTGTTGTACCCGTGCCTGCACCCTCGGTTGTGTTGTAGATCAACGCACCGCGAGCAGTGATGGTAGCAGACGTAAACGTCAAGTCAGCAAAGTCTGTAAACGCTGTCGTACCAGAAGAGGTGGGATCGATGCGAGTAAGCTCACCGCCACCTGCAGCGTAGGAACCAGAGTCACCTACTTCATCAGTAGCCGTGTAGTCTGTGGTCGCTGCGGTAAACGAAGCATTGTTGTCGTACAGGGCGAGCTTAAAAGTGTCGCCGCCGCTAAGTGAAAAGTTATGTCCGCCCTCAAGAAGCTCTTTCTTGAATGACGTACACATAAAGTTACCAGTAAAAGCCATGTCAAAGTCTCCTTATAAGATCGGCTAAGTCGGGATGCCCCGCATCATTAAGTGCATTATATACACTAGTTCTGTCGCTGCGAATAGCCTGCCGCATATAATATGCAACAAGCGTCTCAATGTGCTTTGAAAAAGCACGGGCTTGATCCCTGATGGCTGGGGGTGCCGTATCAGATACAGAGATCAATTTCTGAACGCATTGCTCAGAAAGCTCTTCTGGCGTGAAGCCACGACCCTTAGTAGTATTAACCAATACCACTTGTTCATTTTGGGGGGTGTTTGTCTTTAGCTCAAACATCTACATCTCCAACCTTGGCTGACCGTCACGATAGTCATCGCGCTTCAGTCTTCCCTCACCAAGAACCATCAGCCGCTGCATGGCGTCTTTAAATCGCTGTTGATACATTGCAAGCACATCAGCGTCACCCTTCATAAATATGTAAGCGTTCACGAGACTGCCGTGCAGTAAAGCCTCTTCTGCGTTATCACCAAGCCAAGAAGTACTTGAGGTAACAATAGAGGGAGGGTCGAAATAATAGTGCAATTGAACTTCATAGGCACTGTCAGGGGTTGGGCCTAGAATAAAGTTTCCCGGCGAAGAAGTGGACTGAACGTCACCATCAAACTCTGCATAGTACTTAGGAAGACCGGAGGTCGCCTTACTTGGATATGCTTCGCGAATGAAGTTCACATCCTTGGGGAGCATGTAGGTATAGTCGCCAGAGTCATCTATGACCGCTATGGAGAACGGAGCTAAGAAGTCTGATGGCCTTGCAAGAAAGCGGTTACCGTTGGTCATGTTAGCAGTTACATTCTTGCGAAGCTCTGGAATCAGCACAGTTCTATGTATGTTTTCTTCAGCTTGCTCTACAAACGTAGGAATTTGCGAGACGAATGTTGTCTCGTTATTCTCAGTGTAGTCCTGTATGGCCTGTACTAATTCAGAGTAGTTCATTTGAACTTATCCATCTCTCGTAAACTTGCCGCCACGGGTTGCAGCGCCCATACCACGACACATACTGCCGCCCATGCCCATCTTCTTGACCTTGCCGCCGGACTGCATGTAGCCCATGTTATTGCGCACTTCTGTAGGCAGCTTGGATAACCCTTTGTTGCCAGATGGAACACTCTTGAGAGCGCCACCGTCTTTCTTCCTCCGCAAAGAAGGCATCTTTAGGCCTTCTCTCTTCTTGGCAAGGAGGCGAGCGGCGGCTTCACGCTCTTCTATAGTCATCCCGTCAGGGCTTTGCGTACTCATCTCCTCGACCCCATAAATAGATTTTTTACGGGCTTTAGGGCGCAAAGATTTTTTAGGTGCTGGCATTCTAATCTCCATCGGTTGTGATGACAGTAACTCTTCCTACGGACGCTACCATATATTGTGCTGAATTCCAAACTGGATTCCAACCAAACAGCTCTCGGCTCTCCAGCAAAGAAGTATCTGGGCGTGGATTGCGTAGTGATTGAGGGTCGTTAATCTTTACACGCCCAAGAAAGTTTTGGGGCTGGTCTGGGTCAACAACATCTCTACCAACAAGAAAACCCGTCTTAACGCCGTTGTTGTATTCAGGCACAAGGTCTTTAAGGGGGTAGCGAAACCCCGTCTTGTCACAGAACCCGAAGGCGTATTTGGCTTTTGCGTAGCTCATTATCCACCCATCATGAACGTATCAAAGGGTACAAACTTGATTGACGCTGTTTCCTCATCCTCACCAGCAGCGAGCTGGAACTGGAACTCATACTCTTGCTTCAACAGCGGAACACGAGCGGCAACATCCGGCTTCTTCATCGCAATGTAATAAGCCATGCCAGATACCAAAGCTGGTACAAAGCGAGGCGGTACAGTCGTAACATCCCCACCAATGCCACTAGACAAACCATCGATACCCTTCAGCCGATAGTAAGATAACGTATACGGCGTGGTAGCGTCTGGCACGGGCCATAGCGTTACTTTGACTTCCGTGGGGAGCCTTTGGACGTAGATTTGGGTTGGCCTGCCTTGCGTGTTTTTGTTGGTTTGCTGGGCGTAGGTCGCGACACTGACCCTTTCGAGGGCGGTGTCGGTTTGATTTGTACCTGTACCTGTTCGGACTTGGTGTTCGATGAGGTCGATGGTGTCTGAAGGAAGGGTATACGTTGACGTACCCGCTGTAATAGCGAGCGTACCCGCTTCAATAGTGAAGAGATTGAGACCACGGTTCTGCCACTCCAATGTTAATATGTTAAGGCTCCTACGAGCCGTTTTTAGATCATATCCAGAACGCATCTCAAGGCCAGCACGTTCATATGCCTCCTCAAAGAGTTCAGGTAGGTCTGGTGTGACTACTGCCATGATCTAAGTCTTTCTATATTTCGCCGTCTTCTTGGCAATCTTCTTTGGCTGCTTGGCAACCTGCTTACCTTTTTTAGTAGCTTCGCGCTTCTTCTTAGTAGTAGCGGCGTACTCCGCAGCCGTCAAAGCCTTGATAGCTTTCTCAGGGAGGTATCTCTCGCCTGTAGCCTTGGAACCCTGAGTAGAAGGCTTACCAGACTTGGTCCGCCATTTCTGCTTCGTCCAAGACTTCAGACTTTTTTGAGGCTTTTTAAGGGCCATTACTTTTTCTTCGCCGCACCGCCGCGCTTCATTGCGACAGGTTTCTTCATCATCATGCCGCCGCCACGTTTCATCGTTGCAGGTTTTTTCATCGCACCGCCACGCATCATTTTCTTCGCCGCACCGCCGCGCTTCATCGCCATTGGTTTCTTCATTGAACGAGGTTTCATAGCCATTGGAGTCTCCTTTTACGTTCTACTACGAGTTCTTGATACTCTGATTCAGGGTACACTTTATAATAACCCAGTTTCTCTAGCTTGTCACTTGCCCTAACAACAGTCTGTAAATCCTGTATGAAGATCATGCAGTAATCCTCATCTATGGAACCTACCCAATCATTGTCAGAAAGAAAGTCTAACTCTGCATCTTCTGCATCATATCCGGGATGAAAACCCATGAAGTGCAGGTCTGTTAATTTTCTGTTAAGCTCGTCTACAACCCCATTGAACTCATCTATGTCTGGCATATTGAAGGATGCAACGACTACAAGTTCTTTCTTGAAATCCTCAAAAAACTGAGCGTAATTTATAGTGCTGTCAAATATATCGTCCGTTTCTAATACAAGGACTTTGTCTTTCTTCCACGCCTCCTTGGCGTAGGGACACGCAGGCATACCCCCTAGATACTTGTTGGGAACCTCTAAGACCTCACGAGACCAACTGCGCAGATCATCTTCAATCTTTGTATCCACCGCCTGATGCCTTATATTGCTTGGCTAACATCTGAGCTTTCCTAGCAGACCACTGACCGGGCTTGCCACCCTTACCACCAGCTTTTATTTTGTTAAACAAACTCTTACGTTTTCCGGGCTGAGTGTAGTTGCCAGCCTCATTGACTTTGCTCTTTGTCTTACCACCTTTGCCAAAGCGAATGATGTCTAAATCTTTTGCATCGTCTCCAGTTGAGACGCGGTTGCCTGTTAGCTGACTTCCCATTTGAGTTCTAGAAATAGCCATCTAACATTTCCACCGTTTTCTAGCCTGACGTAATCGGCTGTTAGGGTCTTTAGCAGCTTTAGGGAACTGCTTCATCTGTCCAGCAGAGCGAGCGCAGTAGGACTTACGCCGCTTGGCGGCTGCGCTACCTTTCTTCACCGTACCTGTAACCGCTGTCTTTAACTTGGAGCCGGGATTGTCTTTACGGTACTTAGCCACACCCTTCTTGGTCATACCCGCACCGGACTTAGTGGGACGCTTATGACCACCTTTGATGGTGTGGCCTTTCATAGTACCTTTTTTCGGCTTACTCGTAGAAGACATCGGCTTCCAACAGATTTGACATGTTGAGGTAGATACCCGTCTTCACGAGAAAACCGCTATTCGGGATGCTGAACGTATTAGCGAAGGTATCGCCCGCTGACGTATGCTTGCTCATAAGCCAACGCTTCGGCTCCGTACCCGGATTCGGCGTTGTAGCAACATACCGACAAGCAGGTGTCCCTGTAATCGTGGCAGAGTTAAGCACGGTCAGAGTGAACGCATTCGCAGTTGTCACTGTGATCTCGTAGTTGCCATTCCCTGCCGCACCGCCAGTACCCGTCGAGAAGGAAATACCAACTAAATCGCCAGTAGCTAAACCGTGTGCGGTGTCCGTAACGGTAACTGTTGTGCCAGATTGAGCATAAGTGCCAGTTTCTGGGGCAGTGTCCGAATCAAAGATATCGAGTAGACCAGCAGAAGCTGTCCCCACAATGGACACTTCCTTGATACGGTGACGACCAAGCGCAGCAACACCACTTCCGTGCCTATGCCCTTGAAAGACTTGTGACAGACTATTCATCCGTTAATCCTTCTTCTTTGAGGGACGACCACGCTTCTTTTTAACAGGTTTCTCTTCCCAAGCCTCATTCACATCAGGTGTGGAAGGGTCGTCTGCTTTAAGCGTACCGTCATCATTTCGAGCGCGAACGGGAACTGTCTTGATGGGAGAGCCATCAGGATATAGTCCACGCCGCGCAAGTTCTTCGGCAGAGGGGGCTTTAAACCTACTCATAATTTAACCCCTTACGCCCCAACTGTTGCGCCAGTGTCAACGCGAATCCAATTTGTGCCGTCGGAGAATACGAGGTTGCCTGTACCGTTACCTGTAGTCTCTGAAGCCTTCAAAGCGTCTGAAGCGTAAAGAACTGTACCCGCTTCGCCTGTCGCGGAAGGTAAGGTTGCAACTGTGTATGATGGGACTTTGATGTCGCCAATGAAACCAGCGGTTGAGGTCACTGGACCTGAAAATGTAGTCGAAGCCATTTTAGTACCCTTTGCATAAGGATTCGCTTTGTAGTCTATGCAACGTCAGGAGGGCGGTAACC